TTAAAAACGCCAAAGGATTTCGACGTTCTCATGTTTGATTTGTATTTCTTGTATAAATTTATTAATTAATATTTGTCTATCTTTGAATTCTAATGTGTCAAATGATTTCATAGTTTTCGTAATCATTTCATTAGAGAGTGAAATCTCTTGTTCAGAACTTTGTTGTTTCAGGATAAGTTTTTCTTTATCTGAATTGAGCTTTTCCATTTGCTGTTCTAACAGTTGTCTACTTATATTTGTATTTGTGGTAAACAAATCAAGAAGGCGTTCCATTTTTTTATCTATTTCTTTGATAAGTTTTGTATAATTAATTTGTTTCTCTTTTTTTTGATTATGATATTTAAATACAGTTAAATCTTTCATTTGACCGATAACAGCGTCTTCAAGTTTTTGTCTAGACCATGTTTTATTCATACATCTTTCTTTGTATTCAGATGGGAATCTCTTGGCTCGACAAATGTAATAATAATATCTTTTGGATTCATCATCTTTGGATTTTCCAGTACTGTATGATACATATTTTTCCCCACAACAAGAACAGGTTATTAGACCTGACAACAGGCTTTGTTTAGCTTTATGAGCATTGTGTCCCTTGTGACGTTTCAAAAGCGTCTGCACACGTTTAAACTGCTCTAATGAGATGATAGGTTCATGTTGACCTTCATATTCATTCCCTGAAAAGGTTACACGTCCTATATATAATCTGTTAGAAAGAATGTCTCTATATCGTCGAAATCTCCAAATTGGATAACCTTCTTCTTTTAAAGTTTCTTGGACCCTAGTGATTGAATAGTATTGCTCGTATAAGTCAAAAGCCCTTTTGATATGATCAGCTTCGTCCTTTTTTATTATTAAGTGTCCATCTTGTCTAGTATAACCAGCTGGATCATAGTCTCCACCGTTACCTCTTAATCCTTTTTCAGCTCTTTTTAAATGCCCCATTCTCATACGTTCTGCAATTGTTTCACGTTCTAATTGAGCAAATACAGATAGAATACCGATCATTGCTTTACCAAATGGTGTAGAAGTATCTAATGTTTCTGTTATAGATACAAAGTCTACTTTGTTTTTCAAAAAGTGTTCTTCAATTAATTCTAATGTATCTCTTTGAGAACGAGATAATCTATCTAATTTATAAACAACGACGACATCTATATTTTTTAAATCATTTAAAAGTTTTTTTATACCAGGTCGTTCTAAATTAGAACCTGAATAACCACCGTCTATATACTCATCATAGATATCCCAATTTTTAGCAGTACAAAACGCTCGGATTCGTTCTCTTTGAACTTCTATACTATAATTTTCAACTTGCTCTTGTGTACTAACACGAATATATATAGCTGCTCTAATCAAAATTATCACCTTTTATTTTTAAAATTTAGCATTAAGAGGTGCCATATACCAAACTAATTTCCCTATTACTACAACAGGAGTATACTCTTGGGCCTTAGAATCATAAAATTGTGTTTTATGCTCTAGATTATAGCTCTCAGGTTCTAAAGTAATTCCATCTTGAAACTTATAAAATCTTTTTAGAGTTGCATCAAAGCCATTAACTGCAACTGCGGCAATATCCCCATTTTTAATTTCGATATTTGGATCGATCAATGCCAACATATTCGGTGGTATGACTTTGTTCATACTGTCACCAACTACTCTTAATAAAAATGCATGTGGGTGATTATCTGTTATTTCAACTGGAACATTAAGCCATTCTTCCACAGTTACCATTTCAAGTGGAGTTCCAGCAGCTACTGCTCCAAGTAAAGGAACAGCATTGCAGTTATTTTCGATTTTTGGTTGGTTAGGTCTGATATGAGTAACTTTAGAATCTTGATCTTCGATGATATCACTTTTTAAAATTTCAAAATGATCAGCTATTTTTTGAATAGCTCCCATTCGTGGTTCTTTTAATCCTTTTTCCCAAGTTGATACTGCTTTATCTGAAACGCCCGCTATTTCACCAAATTCTTTTTGTGAAAGATTATGCTTATCCCTTAATTTTTTTATATTTTTTCCTATGCTCATTGTAGTGACCTCCGTCGACTTTATATATATAATATTAAACTAAAAGTAGAATTTATTCAATATAATGTCGAAAAAATTCTACTTTAAATTTGATATTTTAATATAAAGGTAGATTAACCTAGGTTTTTTAGTGTTGACAGTCTACTTTCGGTAGATTATCATGAATTTACAAGCGAATAGAAAAGAGGTGAATACGATGATTCTCACTATTAAACAAGCGCGATTATTAAAAGGGCTTACTCAAAGCGAAATGGCGCAACAGCTAAATGTCCATGTTCAAACTTACAGAAACATGGAAAATCACTCTGATGATGTGACTGTAGGAAATGCGAAGAAGATTTGCGACTTACTAGAAATTAGTTATGATCAAATTTTTTTTAATGCAGATTCTACTTTAAGTAGAGTTAGGGGATGGAGTCACTCTTGAAATGTAGAAGGTGAAAAAAATGATAGTTAGAGAAGGCATTGAAGTAACCAAAGTTACTTTAGAAGGTTATGAACTACCAATACCGGAAGGTCTTTCTGAGTTTCTACTTCGAGCCGGATACTGGGTATACGGCGGAGAAGTAGAATCATCAAATGATGTTGAAATTTTGTCGAATTATGAAAGAGAAGTTGTTTTGAAAGATGGTCAATTACGTACCATATTAACTTACAAAGGAAATAAAAAAGGAAGGTGACCAATTATGAACGGAGTATTATCTGCAAGTAAATTAATGAAAGCATCGGATGTTGTAAAAAGATGTGCAGAAATGAGAAAGAGTCCAGCGTTATTACTTATTACTGAATTAGAAGCAAAGTGTCAGCTAAGGGAAATGAACCGTAAGGTTTCAAATCGAAGGGAGGTGAATTAATTGAAGGAGGTAACACTAGTTTTTAAATCAGGAGTTAAAACAAGTTTTACAGTAGAGCAATTTAAAACATTTAAAAATAGTTTTGGATTTTTATCAGGAATTGAATATGAAGGTGCAACTCCGACAGTACCATTCCACATTAGTTTGAGTAATATCGATGCAATATTTGTGAAAGACATTGGTGGAAAGGAATCCACTAAAGAACCTGATCATCCAATTGAAGATTTCTATGGTTGTGAAATTAAGCAAGATGATAAGTATTTTATGTTTGGCCAGGATGCTGTACTTGAAGGGAATCTAACGAATTACTTAATTGCAGAACAAAATGTTGAATGTTTTCGAGCTGTATAAAAGGAGAAACCGCCAGTTGGGGCTGACGGCCTAATAAAAACACATGTTGAGGTCATTATAGCATGAAATGAATGCATGTAAAGGAGTGAACTATCATAATTGAAAATCTAATGATTATAGGAAATCCAAATGATTCAGCGATAACGAATGTTATGGGGCATTGTGCGAGTTGCAATAAGGAAATCTACTGCGGTGAAGAGTACTTGGATTTTGAAGGTGATTGTATACACAATTCAACAGAATGCGTTAAGGAATACGTTGTTGTACATTCTACCCAAAAGATAGCAGGTGAATGAAATGAACTTACAACAAAAGATTGAAAGTGAGATATCCATTTTAAGGCGTCTAATTGATCGATACAAACTTTGTGATGATTCGGAATCCATTTGTATGGTGATTGCCTATGAATATGGATTGCAGATGTTGATAGAAGTATATGAAATGAGTAAACAAAAAGAGGTGCTGCCGTTTTGAATGGTGGAATTGAAGAACTAGAAAAGTCATTAAGTGTGGAACAACGAAGGTTAAGTGAACACAAAAGAGAGTTAGAAAGGTTAATAGAAAAGAAACCGATTGTGGAACAAAATATTTGGAACACAGAAAGTAAAATTTTTGATTTGGAAGCTTCTATTTTTGTTTTGAAAAGCATGGCGAAGGAGTGAATCAATTGGAAATCACAAACGGTGCTGCCATTACTAAAAGTAAAAAAGCAAAAATCATTATCTATTCAAAGCCGGGTAACGGTAAAACAACGGTTGCTGGATTGTTACCAGGTAAAACATTAGTCTTGGATATTGATGGAACAAGCCAAGTTTTAGAAGGATATGAAAATGTAGATGTAGCTAAAATTGATGGTGAAAATCCACATGATAGCATCCTGCAATTTTATGCATTAGCAAAAGCAAATATCGCTAAATACGATAACATTTTTGTTGATAATTTAACGCATTACCAAAAGTTATGGTTACTTAAAAAAGGTGAAAATACGAAAAGTGGTATGCCGGAATTAAAGGATTACGCTTTACTAGATAACCATCTTTTAAAGGTAGTAGAAACGTTTAACTCATTAGATGCAAATGTTATTTTTACAGCTTGGGAAACAACAAGAAATATCATTCATGATGATGGGCAGCAATATACACAATTCATTCCTGATATACGCGATAAGATTGTTAATCACATCATGGGAATTGTTCATGTTGTCGGTCAATTAGTTAAAAAAGCAGATGGTACAAGAGGATTTGTTTTAGAAGGTAATCAAAGTGTGTTTGCTAAGAACCACCTTAGCCGGCATAAAGGTTGCCTCCAAGAAGAGTTAATAAAAATCTTTGGTGAGAAAGATGACTAAAACGGTTAATTTAACAGGGAAAAGATTTGGAAGGTTAACAGCGGTTAGAAGGGATACGTCAAGCAATAAGACATTCTTATGGGTATGTCAATGTGATTGTGGAAAAGAAAAAATAGTGCGTTCTTACGACTTGAGAGACGAAAAGGTAAAGAGTTGTGGTTGTTTACATGCTGAAAAAGTTAAAACAAATACTAGAACTCATGGAAAAAGTAATACTTTAATTTATAAAATATGGTGTAGTATGAAAGCCCGTTGTTATAGAAAAACATGTAAAGATTTCCACGATTACAGTGGCAGAGGAATAATTATGTGTGATTATTGGAGAAATAATTTCATGTCATTCTACGAATGGTCGATGACTAATGGCTATGAAGAAGGGTTAAGCATAGACAGAATAAACAATGATGGAATTTATGAGCCTTTAAATTGTAGATGGGTGACGCAAGCTAAACAAGCCAGAAATAAAAGTAACAATAGGTTTATAACAGTTGACGGGATAACAAAAACATTAGCCGATTGGTGTAAGTTTTATAAGGTTCATATATCAACTGCTCATTCCCGACTGAAAAAAGGAAAAACAAGCAAAGAAATTTTTATTAAAAATACATGTAAAAAAAGGAGAATGAAATAGTATGAGTTTCTTTAAATTTGATAGTGAGAATGTTAATACGGGCTATGAGCTCGTGGGTGAAGGGAAGTATGAAGCGGTAATTGTAAATGCGGAAGCTGGCAAAACACAAGCTGGTAAAGATAAATTATCGGTAGATTTTGAGATTCGTAGTGATGTGCCACAGAAACACCAAGGAGCAAAAGTACTGTATAACATGTTTACGTTCGAACATGAGGTTTCAGTAAGAATCGTTAACTCATTATTAAAAGCATGTGGATTTGGGAATCAGCATGCTTTCATATCTGCTGAAGATATGGGGAAACAACTTCTCAATAAGAACCTACAAATCACAGTAAAACATGAAGAGTACGATAAGATTGTGGATGGACAAAAACAAAAACGTACGGTAGCCAAGGCAAAATATTATGATGTGTCGGACGTAAATCCGATAACAAGTAGTCCAGCAGTAACAGTCGGTGATGATATGTTACCGTTTTAAATAACTACATAGAGAGGTTGGTTTGTACCGACTTCTCTTTTTTATATCTTAAAAGGCTAACCGGAGGTTGTAATGAAAAAGAATCCATACAATTTTAATGAGATACCAACAGGGCTGAAAAACTTACCGCAGTGGGTGCTTTGGCGCAAAGAAGAGAGAAATGGAAAACCGACGAAGATACCGTATCAAGCAAACGGCGAAATGGCGCAAGCAAATAATAGGCGTACATGGTCGACATTTGCAACAGCGGTCAAGTTTTATTTAGAAGGCGATTATCACGGAATAGGTTTCGTGTTCAGCAGGCAGGATAACTATATAGGGATAGATATTGATAAGTGTGCTGTGGCCGGAAAAACAAATACTTTTGCAACAGAAATTATCGATACATTAGACAGTTATACAGAGTTTTCCCCATCTGAAAAAGGCATCCACATCATCATCAAGGGTAGCCTTCCACAATCTGTTTTAGGTACTGGGAGGAAAAATACAAAACACGGTTTAGAAATTTATTCATACGGCCGTTTCTTCACTTTTACCGGAAACCGTGAAAATTCTAATGATGTGTATGATCGTACAGATGAATTAGCGGAAATATTTGAGATATATTTTGATGATAGTGATAGGCAAGGGCGAGTGAACTTAGCCGAATTTGAGAAAGATGAAATTAAAGTTTCAAATGATGCCTTATGGGAACGGATGTTTCGTAGTAAAAATGGTGATGAAATTCGTTCCTTATTCAATGGAAACTTAGTGAATGACGACCATTCAGCAAGTGATTTATCCTTGATGAACCACTTAGCTTTCTGGACAGGGAAATCAGCAACACGAATGGATTCAATGTTTCGTGAGAGTGGATTAATGCGTGATAAATGGGATGTTATCCATTTCAGTGATACAAACGAAACGTACGGTGAAAGAACGATAGCAACAGCCATTTCATCTACGTCCTCCACAATTCTAGATTATAAGCAGCAATTCGAGGAGTTTTCATTTGATTTCCGCGATGTTGGAGATATTGAAGATGAAGCAAGACCAGTAAATCGAAAATTCATGTTGACTGAAATGGGAAATGCAGAACGAATTGCAACGGAATATGGACACGTAATTCGTTTTGTAAATGGTTCTGGTTGGTATACATGGGACGGAAAGCATTGGAAAGAAGATAGAAGTAGGGCGGTTGAACGCATCACTTCAAAAACTCTTAGGAAGTTACTAAAAAGTGAAGATGAACGTGAAGTGAAATGGGGAAGACAATGCGAAAAACGCGCAATTCGTATGAATAGTATCAAGGATATGATTCCTCTTGTACCTGCTCAACGAGAAGATTTCGATACTCATCAATATTTATTAAATGTAGAAAATGGTGTGATTGATTTAAAAACAGGAAAACTATCACCACATGATCGTGATTTCATGCTTACAAAAATGGTAAATATCGAATTCAAACAGGGTGAAGATTGCCCGAATTGGAAGTTGTTTTTGGATAGTATTTTCAAAGATGTGGAAGGAAATACAGATTACGAATTAATTGAGTTCATTCAGAAGTCGATTGGATATTCATTGACAAGTGATATATCCGAACAAGTTATGTTTTTCCTGTATGGTAGCGGACGAAATGGTAAATCTACATTCATTAACACGATTAAAAGCTTGTTAGGTAATTATGCCAAGCAAACAAATAGTGATACCTTTATTAAAAAGAAGCACGATTCTGGAGTTAATAATGACATCGCACGTTTAGCTGGTGCACGTTTTGTGTCGGCTGTTGAGAGTGAAGAAGGGCAACAATTGTCAGAAGCATTAGTGAAGCAAATCACGGGTGGAGAACCAATTAGTGCCAGATTCCTTCGGCAGGAATTCTTCGAATTTACACCTGCGTTTAAAGTGTTCTTTACAACAAATCATAAACCAATTATCAAAGGAATGGATGAAGGAATATGGCGTAGGGTGCGGATGATTCCGTTTATTGTAACGATACCAAAAGACAAAGTAGATCGTAAGCTTCCTGAAAAATTGTCGATGGAGATGTCAGGTATATTGAATTGGGCAATTGAAGGATGTTTAAAATGGCAACGAGAGAGTTTAGGTGAGCCGAAGGCTATTCAAGACGCTACAAACCATTACAAAGAAGAAATGGATATTTTGGAGCCTTTTTTACTCGACAAGTGCTTTTTACATCCACAGGCGAAGATGGAGGCGAAAGAGCTGTATAGCGAATATTCTCGTTGGTGTAATGAGGAAGGGGAGATTATTTTAAGAAATCGAACATTTTATAGATTGTTAGAGAACAAAAATATTGTGAAAAAACGTGGAGCGAAGAATAAAGTATTTTTGTATGGTGTTGGTCTACAAAAAGAAAATTACAAATATGTACAGACAAGGGTTAATGAATTAGTAACCGAAAGTGAGCCGGAAAATAGTTTAGTAACCCAGTTTAAATTGACCTGAAATTCAGTCATATCAAGGGTTTGGGGAGTTGTTTTTTTTGGTTAGGTTACTATTGGTTATTTAATTTATATATATCCAAAAATAATAAAAATATATACCTATATATACTATATATTTCTACAACGGGAATCGGGGTAACATATAATAACCTGATATCTAAAAAACACCTCTGAACCCTTGAAATATCAGTGTTTTTAATAGGTTACTAAAGTTTTTCTACCTGCGATTTTTGTGAATTAGAGTAACAAAAGAGGAGTTTTTATTAACCTGAATGCAGTATAGGGTGGTTTGAAGTTGGAGGGAATATGTTGACACAGGTATTAAAAGTTGTATCAGACATTTGGAAATCAGGTGCAAATATCTATCTAGATCCAAATGATAACCGAATGGGAATAACGAGACAAAACTTAATTCCAACGGAAGTGATGCGAGCTGCAGAACAACATTTTCAGGAAATCCATACATGGTTTCAATCCTGGAAGAATGAGAGTGTGGAGGAAATCACCATGTTGAAAATCTTGTATCAATTCTGTGGATGGCAGCATAGCCAAAAGTTAAATGAATGGTTACTTGATGATGAAGAATCATTACAACTTTTTTATGATTGGACAATCATTCTTGCTGAAAATGGATGGACAGATATCTATGAAGACTATCGTCCCTTTCAAAATGATAAATTGGATGCAATGGCAAGAAAGCTATATGAACGTGCAGTTATGTATGCAAAGAGAGGAGTAGAAGAGTGATCAGTTATCGCTATACAGATACAGAAATAAATAACATTTTAAAAACACTCACAATTGTGATGGATACGAGGGAGAAAGATAATCACCATATTCGAGATTATTTACATCAAAAGGGCATCCCAATTAAAAATCAAAAATTAGATACCGGTGATTACGGCTGTATGATTCCGAAAAATGAAGAGCTTGGCATATTTCGTGATATCTATTTAGATAGCCGAGTAGAACGAAAAGCCCACATGGATGAAATTACAGGAAATTTACAAAAAAATACGCAAACAGCGTTTGAGAATGAATTGATTCGTAGTAAAGATATCCCCTTCACCTTAATTGTGGAGGACCTAAAAGGTTATGAAAAGATGCTAAAAGGACAGTATCGTTCAAAATACAGCCCATTAGCGTTACTTGGCAGACTTAATACATTTAAAGCGAAATACAACTTTGAAATTGTGTATTTAGATAAAAAATTCAGTGGGAATTGGATTTATCATCATTTTTATTATCAAGCGAAACATTATCTTAGAACAGGAGCTTTTTAATATACTATATTTCTGTGAAAAACAAGTGAGTATGAAACAGGATATGTGACGTCTGAGGAATAAAGACGAGAGGCTGCGGAACGTTTGGCGAAGGTTAGAGAAAAGTAAGGAGGAACAAAAGTGTTATTTAACAAGCGTGTTTATAAAAAATAAAATAACCCGCTAGTTATAACGGGTTATTCCTATAGGGTGCTCAAGGAACTCAAGGAATTCAAGGTAACTGGACCAGAGAAACCTGTGAAATTCCTTATGATAATAATATATGCGAAAGAATATAAAAAAGGTCAATTTAACCAAAAAATAAACGGCTAGCAAAAGCTAACCGTCAAAAGAGAAGTAACGAATACCGATAAAAGAGGATTTTCTCGGTATTTATATTATATACAAGCGCAAGTATTTTATACATGAATAGAATAAAAATGGTTATAAATACCAAAAACAGTTAAGATTAATTGTAATCAAATCTGAACAAAGGTGCTATTTGAATAGAAAAGAGGAATGCATATGAAAAAATACACACTTAATATGGGAAAAATGAATGTGGTTGAAGGGGAAACATTACTATTCCCATTTAGGACACCATCAAATGAAATTTCAAAAATAATTGGTAAAGTAGTGGCATTTGGTGAAACAGATGATGGTTTTGAATATATAGAAGTGAACGTAGGTGGTAAAAGGGTCAAAAGATATGTAATCTAGTCAATCATTAATTTATCACGAAAAAAATAGCCTTATAATAAAGAAATGTAATGTTTAAATCATTTTTGCATGCCATAGGTCTTGTGGACGGCAAAGCGTCTAAAAACGTGTAAAACCAGTGTATAAAATGATTCACTAGTTTTGCGGTGAAATTAAGGGGTGAAAATGATGAAAAATCATAAAAAACGGAAGATAAAGAAGGCGATTGCTCGTAGAGCTAAGTCTGTCGATAAAGAACGGGTTGAAACAGCATGGAGAAATATATTTGTACAGGCCGGCATCTTAAAATAAGTGAGGTGGCATACACTATGTTAGAATGGTTAAAAGACTATCAAAAGTTAGAAGATGAAATGATCTATCTAGAACATGATTTGAATAGAAGCAAGCGTGAATTAAAGCGTTGGGTGTATGGTGACCTACAAGAAGTACGTTTAAATGCTGAATCAGATGGGGCGAAAGTAGAACATCATATTGAACGGATTGAATATGAATTAGCTCATAAGATGAATGATTTATATGATTTGAAGAAATTGATTTGTACCTTTAAAGGATTAGAGCATCGAATTATGTACGGTAAGTATGTAGAGGGAAAGAGATTGGATGAAATAGCCGAAGAATTAAATTACAGTGCGCAATATATTTATAATAAGCACGCTGAGATTAAAGGGAAATTGGAATATTCGGATGCACTTAAAATTTAACATGTATTTAAGGTGAATGGATGCTATATAAACCCTTGAAAAAATGAATTATAGTAATAACATAAAGAATTAACAAAAAGGTAAGTGAACGTATCGATTGCTCTTTTATTATGTAAAAAAACAAGTACTTGCGCCAGAGTAAGTACTTGTTTTTTAGAAAGTATAGCCTAATATTATGGTTATTTGTGTGCCATGAATAAATAATAATGAGGGTTTTAAGGCATGTATAAAGGGGAATATTGTTACCAAAAAAAGAATTGTTTTTGTTCATTTTACCAACTTTTAAACATAAACTATTATAGAATGGTTGGGTAATATTCTTTACGAGAGGGCACTTATCTGGGGAGGGAGTGTCCTCTTTCGTATGCAAAAATAGGAAAACACGTATGTAGTTAATAAGGTGAGGTTTTATGGTAGTAGTGACTGGGTAAATATCACGTACCGTGTTATGTTATTCATTTTAAAAGGAATGAAAAATGCAAATGCAATGTGTGGGGTAAGAAAGTTTGATTATACATTTGCATGATGCATTTTTCACTCTTCGGAGAAAAGTAACATAATTGGTCGGAGGAAGGACAAACGTATTTGGCTATCTAATCGGTAGGTAGTAGCTGAACCAAAGGGGGTTCATGTGAAAACAATATCGTCTGTCCGTCTTCCATTCTTACTATTTGCTGTTGATTGGTTTTCTATACCAATAAAAATGAATACAATAAAAAAAGAGACGAATAAAATCGTCTCTCTAACACAGATATGCAAAGATTTACATAGTCCTGGGTAATATACTATATTCTTATTTTGGTTTCATATACCTTTTTTCTGTTATTATGTAAAAAAACGAGTACTCTGCCCACAGTACTCGTTTTTTGAAACTTACAGTCGTATAGTATTGTTCTGTGTATGAGTGAACGAATTGTTCGACAAGTAAGGAGTTTAAGATACTATATGTAAAAAGAGGTAGGTTGTTACCAAAAAGCAAAATAAATTTGGTATTTATAACCCGAAAAATACAGATAGTTGACAAGGTGAAGCGTATGCAGGAAATAACGAGGTTTTATTGCTGAAAATGGCGGTTTGAAGCCAATGTATAAATGAAAAGCAATCTATACAATTTTTAAAATCAGATTCGATTCGCATCCAGTCGGGTGCTTTATTTATTTAGGAGGAGAAGAAACATGTTATTTTTCAAAAGAAAGAAAAAGAAGAAGCAGGCAGTGACGCAAAGCAAAATGAAAAGGAATCATGACAGCACAACAAATGATTGGCTGATTCACAATATGACCACATCAAGTGCCATACAGTCCCATTCTGATTGCGTGGGGCATGATAGCAATAGCTATTCGTCTTCTTGCTCGTCACATTCATCGTATGATTCAGGAAGTTCATTTGATAGTTCGCCAAGTTGTGATTAAGTAGCCGAATGGCTAATTTTTATTTTGATGGAGTAATGAAACGAACAAAGCCAGTTAACCTAAAAAGGCAACTGGCTTTGTTTGTGAGTGTTGTTAATAGATAACAAGCAATATACTTTTTCTCGTATAGACAAGAATATAATGGGAATATGAATACTATAACAAAAAGCGTAGCACACGATAATGTTAAATATGTCCTTTGACAACGGTAAAATGAAAGGATGAATCTGAATGATAGTAGAAATCCGAAAGACTGTATCTGGTACAGAGTATTGGGATAATGAAGAAAAGCGAAGTTTATTTGTTCCAACTGGTGAAGAACCAGGATTCGAAGTAACTGTTAATCCTGAGAGTATGATCGCTGATAAAGGATTTGCAACAGGAGGGTATTTGACTAAAGATAATTTGGCAATTGGTGAATCAGGTACAGAGCTTATCTTGAGTAACAAGACAATAAAAGAGTTACGTGAGTATGCTGATGAGTTAGGTGTTGAAATTCCAGCTGATGTTAAAAAGAAAGAAGACATCATTGAATTACTATCATGAAGTACTGTGACTTTAACGGCTGCCATAACAAGATAAGCAAAGGGCGTTACTGTGAAGAGCATAAGCGTAACAAACTAAGAAAGAAGAAAGATAAGAAGAACATCTATCATCATGATAACAAACCATTCTATCGAACTGATGCATGGAAGTCTGTTAGGTCAAAGGTATACGAAAGAGACAATGGCTGCTGCGGGCGATGTGGAAGGTTCGTCTTTGGTCGAAGTGCTCATGTCCACCACGTAATACCAATCAAAGAAGACCCAACTCTTAAATTAGAAGAGAATAACCTAAGATTACTTTGTCCAGTTTGTCATACAATCGAAGAAAATGAAGATAAACCGAAAAAAGTGTTTCCAAGTTATTTTGGAAGCCCCCCTATCAAAAGTTAAAATTTCCTCTCTGGGGAGGATAGGTAGCGTAGGGGGCATATCAATAGTTGCACCATTTTAAAAAAATGAAGAGGGGTGTGAAAATGGCGCGAATGTCAAAGAAGAAAAGGTTGGAAATGCTAGATGTTACAAGGGATGAAGAACGAAATAGAATCATAAAATTATTGACTGAAGATGACAATTTCACACCTTCCTTAGAACCATTAATGGATAATTATTTAGATGCTTTTATCATTTATAAAACGATGTTTGAAGAATGGAAAGCTGATGGTTTTGCTCCTACAAAAACGCATAAAAACAAGGCTGGAGCAGTAAATGAAATGAAACATCCGCTCGCTCAACAAGTTGAAACCTGGAATGATAAGAAGAATAAAATGTTAGAAGCTCTAGGAATGACGAATAAGGGAAAAAGTGTACAAAAGACACCTAAAAATGCAGGGAATATTCAATCTAATGAGCCTAAAGACGAATTAGCAGCTCATCGGAATAAATGGCGGAAAACTCAATGATTATTACACCAGGCGCTAACTATGCTGATAAGTATGCGAATAACGTCATGCGTAATAAAAAGAAGTACCCGAAGTCGATCATTCTTGCTGTAGAACGTTATAAGAAGTGGAAAAAGCGTAAAGATATTTGGTTTGATGTAGATCGAGCGAATGAAATGCTAGATTTCGTTCAATCATTCATTCGTCATGTGAAAGGACCACTTGCAGGTCAATTGATGGAATTAGAGCTTTGGGAAATGTTTGTTTTTGCGAATATGTATGGTTGGTATCATAAAAACGAAAAAGGAAAAACAGTCCGTGTTATTCGTGAATCATATGTTCAAGTACCAAAGAAGAACGGAAAAACAATTATCGCAGCAGGTGCATTGCTCTATGCTATGTATGGAGAACTTGAACTTGGAGCGGATTGTTATTGTGCGGCATCGGATTATGAACAAGCGCAAAATGCAGCTGAACCAATTGCACAAGCGATAGAAAACTCCGAACCTCTGGCACGACATACACAAATTTATAAAGGTGTGAATGGAACAGTTAGTGGTGCTATGTATCGATATAGCATCAATGGAATTGCATATCAAAATAAATTCAAAGTATTAACGAAAAACACGAAGGGTCTTGAAGGAAAGAACCCTTATTTTGTGTTAAATGACGAGCTCCATGCACAGGAAAATATGGACATGTATGATAACTTGAAGTCAGCGCAAATTTCTCGTGAACAACCAATAATGCTTAATATTTCAACAGCTGGTAAGGGTGCTTCATCTGTCGGTATGCGTGTTTATAAATATGCGAAACTTGTTTTGGAAAATGACGATGACGATTCATTGTTTGTTGCAATCTGGGAGCCGAATAAAAATTATGATTGGGAAGATCGTAAAGTTTGGGCGATGGTTAATCCAAACATTGGTGTTTCCGTCACCATGGAACAACTTGAAATAGAGTTTAAAAAGGCAAAACAATCCGCACATTCAAAAGCAGAATTTCTTTCCAAGCATCTAAATGTCTTTGTAAATAGTGCAGACAATTATTTTGAACATGATCAAGTTCAACATGTTCTTGTGGAAGATTTGGGTGATCTTACAGGTGAAATTTGTTATTTAGGATTGGACTTATCGAAAACCACAGACTTAACATGCGTGAGTTTAAACTTCCCTTCACATAATGAGGAAGGAAGGTCGATTATAAAAGTGAAACAGATGTATTTTCTTCCGAATGACAATATTGATTTTAAAGAAAAAGAGGATAATGTTCCCTATACTTATATGGTTGAACGTGGTTTTGCTACGTTTTGTGATGGGAAAATGATTGACCAAGATCAAGTTATGGAATATATCGTTGAATGTATGGATTTGTACGATGTACAACAAATAAACTATGATCCAGCAATGTCCCAAAAGTTAATAGAGAAGCTTGAAAATCTCGGTTTAGAATGTATTGCAGTAAATCAGTATCCAAATGTTATGAATGCAATGCTTGATGATTCAGAAATACTAATTTATGAAAAGCGTTTAATTACAGACAATCCTTTATTTGTTTATTGCGCTCTTAATGTTGTAGTGGTAACAAATATTAACGGAATGAAAGCACCAAGTAAGCGACAATCCAAAAAGAAGATTGATGGATTTGTGGCTTTTTTAGTTGCTCATAAAGAAACCATGATGGTTATGGATAGCATATCTGAAGAAGGTATGGATGAATTGATTGGTGATATTTATCGATAGAGAGGCGGTGAAAAATTGGGTTTAAGGGATAGGTTTTCAAATTATCTATTTAAAAAAGCTGAAAAGCGTGGTTATCTGGATGACGTTTTAGGAAAAAGCATTCGTTACGGCGGTGTATATGTTACAGATTCAAACATCTTACAATCTAGCGATGTTTACGAGTTGTTACAAGACATAAGTAATCAAATGGTATTGGCTGATATTGTTGTGGAAGATGAATGCGGGAATGAAATCAAGGATGATATTGCCCTTCAAATTTTAAGGAATCCCAACAACTATCTAACACAATCAGAATTCATTAAATTAATGACGAATACTTATTTACTTGAGGGAGAGACATTCCCGATATTAAACGGTGCTCAAATACATTTAGCTTCCAATATTTTTACAGAATTAGATGATAATTTAGTAGAGCATTTCAATATTGGTGGTTATGAGATACCTCCATTTATGATTCGGCATGTAAAAAATATCGGTGCAGATCATGTAAGAGGAAAAGGTATTCTTGATTTAGGAAGAGATACGCTCGAGGGTGTTATGTCAGCGGAGAAAACGTTAACTGATAAATATAAAAAGGGTGGACTATTAGCATTCTTGTTACATTTAGATGCCCATATCAATCCACAGAATGGTGCGCAGTCAAAATTAATCAATGCAATTTTAGATCAACTGGAATCAATCGATGAAGCAAGGTCTGTAAAAATGATTCCTCTTGGAAAAGGGTATGCAATAGACACACTTAAAAGCCCGTTAGACGACGAAAAGACCCTAGCATACCTAAATGTATATAAAAAAGCTTTAGGTAAGTATTTAGGCATAAATGTGGATACATACACAGAGCTAATCAAAGAAGATATTGAGAAGGCAATGATGTATATCCATAACAAGGCAGTTAGACCAATAATGAAAAATTTTGAAGACCATTTGAGTCTTCTTTTTTATGGTCAAAATTCGGGGAAACGAATTAAGTTTAAGATCAACATTCTTGATTTTGTTACGTATAGCAATAAGACAAATATCGGTTACAACCTGGTACGTACAGCTATTCCTTCGCCTGATCATGTTGCTGATATGCTTGGATTCCCTAAACAAAATACAAAGGAATCACAGGCTATATACATTTCAAATGACTTGACTGAAATCGGTAAGAAAGAAGCGGCCGATGATTCATTGGGGGGAGGTGAAGAAAATGAAAATCGAGGTCCGAGGGAATCAAGTTATACTTGATGGATATGTAAATGTTGTGGACAGAGAAAGTCGTATGTTGCCTTCACCAAGAGGGTATTTCAAAGAGAAGATTGTTCCTAAGACGTTTGAAAAAGCGTTGAAGAAAGCAAAGAATGTGGAATTACTTTTTAACCACGACAAGAATAGAAATCTTGGCTCTACCCAAAATGGAAATCTGGAATTGTACGAAGACAACATTGGTTTAAGAGCCATCGCTACGGTTACGGATGAACAAGTCATTCAAAAAGCGAAGGATAAAGAATTACGTGGTTGGTCATTTGGTTTTGTTTCTGAAAAAGATTCATGGGAAGAGGGTGAATCTGGTGTTCAAAAACGATCTATTGAAGAATTAGAACTCTTAGAAGTTTCTATTTTGGATATGACACCAGCCTACGTTGCGACTTCCATTGAAACCAGGGGTGAAAATACAGCCATGATTGAAATGAGAAGTGAAGAAGCAGCTGTAAAAACGGTTGTGGAAGATGATATAGAAGAAAGAAATAACATTATTAAACAAATAAAAAAAGTTCTGGAGGACAACTAACATGGAATTAAAAGAAATCTTAAAAGCATCTCAAGCACGAAATAAAGCTCGATTAGCAGAATTACAAGGTAAAGTTGAAAAAGGTGAAGTTCGTTCAGAAGAATTAGCAGCGGCTAAGGCTGAAGTAGAAGCATTAACAAAAGAAGCGCAAACTCTTGCTGATGAAATTGCGAAATTGGAAGCAGGTGAAAAAGAAGAAGATCAGGACAAAAAGAAAGAAGAAGATCCAGATAAAAAAGAAGACCCAGATGCAAAAACTGAACTTTCAGAAGAGCAACGTTCTGAAATCATGACAGCTATTGGAACAGGTCTTTCTACTAAAGGACATACATCTACTAAAAATAAAGAAATGGAAACTCGTTCAGCGTTCGCTAATTATATTGTAGGAAATATTGATGAAAAGGAAGCCCGTGCATTAGGATTAGTGACTGGTAATGGTTCTGTTACGATTCCGGATTTCTTGAGTAAAGAAATTATTACGTATGCGCAAGAAGAAAACTTCTTACGTCGATTAGGAACGGGAGTAAAAACAAAAGAAAATATTAAGTATCCTGTTTTAGTTAAAAAAGCAGAAGCGCAAGGACATAAAAATGAACGAACAAATAACGAAATTCCAGAAACAGATATTGAATTCGATGAAATTGAACTATCTCCAACAGAATTTGATGCACTTGCTACAGTAACGAAAAAGTTATTAGCACGTACAGGTTTACCGATTGAACAAATTGTTATGGACGAGCTGAAAAAAGCTTATGTTCGTAAAGAAACGCAATATATGGTGAATGGTGATGAAGCGAATAACATAAATGATGGTGCATTAGCAAAGAAAGCTGCTGAGTTTAAAACAGATGAGAAAAATCTTTATGATGCATTAGTAAAAATGAAAAATACACCTGTTAAAGAAGTTCGTAAAAAAGCACGATGGGTATTAAATACAGCAGCACTAACAAAAATTGAAACAATGAAAACAGATGACGGTTTCCCATTACTTCGTCCCTTTAATCAAGCGGACGGTGGAATTGGTTATACGTTATTAGGGTTCCCTGTTGAGGAAGAAGATGCAATTGATATCCCTGATTCACCAGATACACCAGTATTCTACTTCGGTGACTTCTCTAAGTTCTATATTCAAGATGTAATTGGATCGTTAGAAGTACAAAAATTAGTTGAGTTATTCTCACGTACAAACCGTGTAGGTTTCCGTATTTGGAATTTACTAGATGCGCAACTAATTCATTCACCATTTGAAGTTCCAGTTTATAAGTACGTCTTGCAGGATGGTACGCCGACGAAACCCTGATGAACCGCTTCCGATTGGAGAAGCGGTAATTGAGAAGAGTTTGATACTTTCATAGGGGGGATGACAAAATGGGAAAAACAAAAGAAGAATTAAAAATGTTATTTGTGACGGGATATAAGCCGACGCAACAAGGTTTTACAGATTTAATTGATGTAGCAGGAGTCCAAGGGCCTAAAGGAGATAAAGGCGAAACGGGAAGCCCAGGTCTGAAAGGAGACAAAGGTGATACTGGTGCGAAAGGCGCTGATGGAAAAAATGGAACGAACGGTGCCAATGGTGTTGGTGTGAAATCTATTTCTTTAACTGTTGATGGTACTGGAAAATTAACAGGTGGAACATGGATTGGAACGGATGATAAATCGAATGCTATTGCTATAAATAACTAGTGTGGGCGCTTCATATGGGTGATTTAACTGAGAAATTAAAATCGCATATTCATTGGGAAGAGGGCATGGATGATTCTATGCTCTCTTTTTATATCAATCAAGCAAAGACTTATGTAAAGAATGCGACAGGTAAACAGACCGAGTATTTAATTATTATGGTCGCCGGCCTTATCTATGATTACAGAGTCTCTGAAAAAGAATTAGAACAGGCACTTGATGCTTTAACACCGTTTTTTGTCCAGGAGGTTTATGTCGATGAAGAGAAAGACGAATAAACTCAAATGGATGGGAGAGCTACTTAAATTAGGGGAAACCATTGATCCAGAAAATGACCGAGTTGTGATGGGATATCCGTTAGAACGTAACATTCGTTATAACAATATTGGGGTTACAGCCACTGATAAATTTACAACGAAAGATACGAATGAAATTGTAAAGAAAATTGAAGTCCGTATTGATCGTGACATTGAAAATAACCAAAAGGATTATCGTGTAAAAGTTGGTGGCCGTATCTATGATATTGAGCGTATTTATGTACGTGAAGAAGACCGATTGATGGAGGTGTCGTTGTCCTATGCAAATTAGCTTTCAAGAGTTACGAGACATCATGAAGAAATCTGGTATACCAGTTTATCGTGATAGTGCACCCACAACAGCAAAATATCCTTACATTGTGTATGAATTTGTGAATGAGCAACAGAAAAGAGCTTCTAATAAAGTTATAAAGGATATGCCACTTTATCAAATTGCAGTTATCACAAATGGAACTGAAAAAGATTACGAGCCGTTAAAGGCTGTTTTTAACGAAGCAGGCATGTCTTATTCTCAATTTGATGGAATGGGTTATGACGAAAACGACGATACCATAACGCAGTTTATAACGTATGTGAGGTGTATCCAGTAATGGCTTCAAATAACAATGGTTTTGCTGAAGTTTTAGAAGATATCAATACGCTATTACGTGTGAATAAAAAAGTAAGTTTGGGTGTATTAGATGAAGCAGCAAAGTATTTTGCAGCAGAATTAAAAAAGCGCATGAAAATGTCGGATAAGAACAAGCGAGTACATTTAAAAAATAGCTTGAAAGTCGTTGTAAAGGATGATCGTGTATCTGTGGAATTTGAAGATGCAGCGTGGTATTGGTATCTAGCTGAACATGGCCATAAAAAAGCAAATGGTAAGGGGCGTGTGAAAGGAAAACACTTTGTTCAGAATACCTTCGATGCAGAAGGTGACAAAATTGCTGATATGATGGCACAAAAAATAATGGATAGAATGTGAGGATGATAGACATGCCAATTGAAAATAAAGAAATTCAATACACGGTAGGTATCGAAGATTTATATCTATGTATGATGAAAGGTAATGAATCGACAAATGCCTTACCAACCTATGAGGACATAACTTATAAGCAAACAAACATTACAGAGTTAACAATTTCGACGACATCTACAAACTTTACAAAATGGGCGTCTAATAAAAAAATCATAAATATTGTCAAAAATACTGCATTTGGATTAGCGTTTAATCTTGCTGGTTTAAACCGTGAAGTAAAGGATAAACTCTTCGCCAAAGTGCGTAAAAAAGGTGTCTCTTTTGAAACCGCAAAGCCGAAAGAATATCCGAAATTTGCAGTAGGTGCTGTATTTCCTCTGAATGATGGAACAAAGCTGGTTCGTTGGTATCCGAAATGTACAGTTGCTCCAGTAGAAGAATCTTGGAAAACACAAGGTGATGAAATGACTGTGGATGACATTGCTTATACGATTACAGCTGATCCGCTACTGTATAATGATGTTACGCAAGCTGAATTGGATACGGGTCATCCAGAAGCAAAAGGAATCAAAGTGGAAGATTTCTTAAAACAAGTGATCTGTGATGAATCTCAATTGACTCAATTGGGGAGTACACCTGAACCACCTAAAAAAACTGAAACGGCAGGGAAATAAGGAGTGGTAATATGGCACGTTTAAGTGATTTAGTAAATGTAAATATAACTAGAAATAGCATTAAGATACAGGGTGTCTCAATCCCTGTTATTTTTACTTTTGAATCTTTTCCTTATGTGGAAGAGGCATTTGGAACACCTTATCATGAATTTGAAAAAGAAATGAATGATATGTTAGGAAAAGGTCAATTTAGCCTGGGAGAAAATGAAGCGAAATTGATGCGTGCATTAATTTATGCGATGGTACGTAGTGGTGGTACGGAATGTACAGTAGATGAATTGAAAGGTGCGATTCCTATGAATGAATTACCTGATATTTTCATCGTTGTATACGAAATTTTCAGTGGCCAAACTTTCCAACATTCTGATATGGAGAAGTTGAAGCAAGAAAAAAAGTAAAAAACATACTGACTAAAAACGAGGAATCTCAGTCCGAATTGGACTGGGATTTTTATTTTTATGTCGGTAATACGTTGCTCGGTTTAAGTATGGATGATTTCTGGAAAATAACACCTGCACATTTTTTAAAACAATTTATTATGCATCTCAGATACAACAATCCGGATGCGTTACATGAGCAGAAAACGAAACAAATCTACACGTTAGATCAAACACCATTCCTATAAGAAATGAGGTGAGAAAATGCCTGGGAATAGTAAAGAAAGAAATGTTGTTCTTCATTTTAAAATGGATGGTCAAGTTCAGTATGCAAATACATTGAAACAAATCAATATGGTTATGAATAATGCAGCAAAAGAATATAAAAATCATATTGCCGCAATGGGGCAGGATGCCACAATGACGGATAGATTAGCAGCTGAAAAGAAGAAGTTAGAAATTCAAATGGAAGCAGCGAAGAAACGTACAGCTATGTTACGTGCTGAATATCAAGCCATGTCTGAGGACACAAGTGCAACCGCCGAACAACTCAATAAAATGTACGGTAAATTGCTTGATGCAGAACGTGCTGAAACTTCTCTTGGTAACGCAATGAAACGAGTGAATGAAGGTCTTTCAGAGCAAGCAATTGAAGCTCGAAAAGCACGTGGTACATTACTTGATTTACAAGAGAATTCTAGGGAATTAGACGCCGAACAAAAACGCCTGACGAGCTCATTTAAGCTTCAGAACGCTGAATTAGGTGCAAACGCTAGTGAAGCGGATAAGTTGGAATTAGCGCAGAAACAATTACGTCAGCAAATGGAAATGACTTACAGGGTCATCCACAACTTAGAACAACAATTAAGTGCAGCAAAGCGTGTGTATGGTGAGAACTCTACTGAAGTGCAGCAACTTGAGACTAAATTAAACCAAGCAAAAACGACATTAAAGCAATTCGAAAACTCCTTACAGAGTGTTGGACGAAGCAGTTCACAAGCTGCGGATGGTATGGCGGAAATCAATAAGAAACTTGATATGAATAATTTAATGGAAGCTGCTGAAGTCCTACAAGGAATATCTGAAAAGTTAATTGAAATGGGAAAGTCGATTGTAAATACAGCGATAGAGTTTGATGGATCGCAGAGGAAAATTCAGGCGTCATTAGGATTGACTGGGAAAGGTGCCGAAAACCTTCAAAAGATTGCAGTCGATACATGGAAAAAAGGCTTTGGTGAAAATCTTGAAGAGGTAGATAATGCATTGATAAAAGTCTATCAAAATATGCGTGATGTTCCGTATGACGAGCTTCAAATGGCGTCGGAAGATGTTCTAACACTAGCTAAAGTTTATGATGTGGATTTAAACGAAGCAACACGTGGCGCAGGGCAATTAATGAGCCAATTCGGTTTATCTACACAGGAAACCTTTGATTTACTTGCTGCTGGTGCTCAAGAAGGTTTAAATTATTCAGATGAATTATTTGATAATTTATCTGAATATGCGCCTTTATTCAAACAAGGTGGTTTCAGTGCGCAAGAAATGTTTACAATTTTAGCAAATGGAACGAAAAGCGGTTCTTATAATTTGGATTACATTAATGATCTTGTTAAAGAGTTCGGTATTCGTGTACAAGATGGTTCTAAAGGTGTATCTGAGGGATTCGGTGATTTATCTGAAGAGACACAAAAAGTATGGAAATCCTTTACTGAAGGTAAGGGAACAGCAGCTGATGTTTTTAATGCTGTGTTAGGTGACCTTCAAAAAATGGATGACAAAGTAAAAGCAAACCAGATTGGTGTTGCTTTATTTGGCGTGAAATGTCAAGACATGGGCGCTGAAGCGGTACTTGGTTTAAATAATGTACATGGGGGTCTTGGTGATGTAACTGGACGTATGGATGAAATGAAGAAACTTCAGGAAGAATCTTTGGGGCAGCAATTTCAAAACGCATTAAGAGAAACACAGGCTGCGTTAGAACCACTTGGGAAAAAATTTGCAGAATTAGCGAAAGACATTTTACCTCCAATTGTTGATGGGGTTAAAGCTGTAATGGATTGGTTTCGTAAATTGTCTGAAGCCGATCAAACGCTCTTAATCGTGATGGGGGCATTGAGTACAGCGTTTATTATTTTACCTCCAATTGTAGCAGCTCTCGCTGTTTCATTTGGTGCGTTGAATCTGGCGTTTTTACCTGTGATAGCTACCATTGCAGCAGTTTCCTTGGTGATAACTGGTATTATCATGTTAATAAGAAACTGGGGTGCCATAACTGACTGGCTTTCTGAAAAATGGTCACAATTTAAAGAGTGGTTTGGCGAATTGTGGGCAGGTATAGTTCGGGCATGTAGCGATGGATGGTCTGCCACAGTTGAATATTTTTCGGAGGCGTGGTCTTCATTTATTGAGATGATGCATGAATTTTTTGATCCGATAGGTCAGTTTTTTAGCGATTTATGGTCGGGAATTGTCGAAACAGTATCTTCCTGGTGGTCGAATCTTGTTACGACTGCATCTGAATTGTGGAGTCAACTGACTCAAGCCTGGCAAGAAACTTGGAATACGATACTTACCGTCTTAGATCCAATTATTTCGGCGATATCTGTCGTTTTAGAAGCAGGTTGGTTATTAATACAGGCAGGTACACAAATTGCCTGGGCTTTAATAAGTAAGTATATTATTGATCCGATTACTGAAGCGTACAACTGGTGTAAAGATCAGCTTGGTGATCTCGTTTTCTGGTTAAATTCACAGTGGGAAACAGCGAAATCTTATACATTTGCAGCTTGGAATTTGGTAAAACAGTATGTTATCCAACCAGTTCAGGAATTGTGGAATACAACGAAACAAAAACTGTCAGATTTAGCAAATTGGATATTAACAAACTGGGATACTATAAAATCCTATACGCTAACAGCTTGGAATTTGATAAAAAAATACGTGATTGATCCAGTAACAGAGGCTTACAATTCAGCTAAGCAAAAATTTACTGACTTATATAATTCAGCACAAGAAAAATTTGATTCTGTAAAAAATGCAGCGCAAGAAAAGTTTGATGCAGCAAAGAGTGTGTATGTTGATCCGATAAAAGATGCGGTAGACAAAGTAAAGGGATTTATTGATAAAATTAAAAGTTTGTTTAGCGATTTGAAATTAAAGATTCCGAAACCGGAAATGCCTAAAATGCCACACTTCAGTCTGCAGACTAGTACGAAAAATATTTTGGGTAAAGACATTACTTTCCCATCTGGGATTGATGTGCAATGGCGTGCAAAAGGAGGTATCTTTACTAGACCTACCATTTTCGGTATGAGTAATGGTCAGTTGCAAGGTGCAGGAGAAGCGGGGCGAGAAGCAGTTTTACCGTTAAATAAAAAGACATTAGGTGAGATTGGTGAAGGGATTGCAGCAACGATGTCTACTGAACCAACTATAATTAATATTTATAATCCTTCAGTGAGGGATGATCGTGATATCGACCGCATGGTCGGAAAAATAGATGATGCACTTGCTCAAAAAGGGCGTAATTCAAAAATAGGAATCGGGAGGACTTAAATTGCTAGACATAGGTATCGATAATCAGTTAGCAAGTGACTATGGAATATGTATGGTAGAGCGCCCTGTTATTCCTACAGCAGAACAAGAAGTAGAACATATTGAAGTATCTGGTAGACATGGTTCACTGACAAAAAAAAGGGCGTTTAAAGACGTCCCTTTAAAAATAAAGTTCAATATGCTTGAAGAAGAGAATATTAAGCCGTTAGTGCGACGTATGAAGTCGTGGTTGATGAATGGAAAAACATTATATTTTACTGATGATGATGTTTATCGAAAAATTAAACATGTTGTAGTAGGTGATATTGTAAATGAAATTGAAGAACACGGTGAATTTGAAGTGGATTTTAAGCTAGATCCCTTTGAATATACAGAGGATGTAAATCTGAAGCTCACCAAACCTGGTGTGATTTATAATCCAGGTACAATTGAATCTTATCCTAAGTTTTGGATTGTGGGAAATGGTACTTTCCGTATAACAATCAATGACGTCTCTTTTCAAATAAAAGATGTGAATGGTTCTGTTGTCATAGACTCAGAAATACTTGAAGCATATACCGATACCATATCAATGAATCATAAAATGGTCGGGCAGTTCCCTATATTTAACGTAGGAGAAAATACAATAGAGTGGTCAGGCGCAATTCAATTTATGGAAATCAGGCCAAGGTGGAGATATAAATGATTACTTTATATAAACCAAATGAGACTGACTTTACACACAATGGTATAGGGGCTTTAGATAAAAATATTTATAACGCAACTGTTGAGGAAGAACTCAATGGTTTATGTTTATTTTCATTTAGTTATCCATTGTTTGCACCACGTGGTTTGGAAATAGAGGGAATGAGTATCATTAAAGTTCCAACTCCTGATGGTGAACAACTATTTCGAGTGGCAGCTCCTAAAGTCAGTATGGGTGAGATTACAGCACAATGTTACCACATCTTTTATGATTTAACGGAAAATCTTATTGAAGACATTTTCGCTGAAACAACAAATGGTAACGGAGCTATGAATCGTATGTCAGCAGGATGCCAATACAAGCATCCTTTTCAGTTTTATTCAGATGTACCAAAGATAGCCAGTGCACGTATTGTCCGTAAAAATCCTGTGGAAGCATTATTGGATTTTAGTCAAGACAATTCATTTGTTAATCGTTGGGGTGGCGAATTAAAACGAGATAATTTTGACGTGAAGATGTTACAAAATCGTGGTATGGATCGTGGGGTAGTGATTCGTCATAAAAAAGATTTACTAGGATATGAAGGTAATGTGGATTGGAAAAGTCCCATAACCAGAATCATGCCACAAGGTTTTGATGGGTTATTTCTTCCTGAAAAATATGTGGATAGTCCACTTATAAATAAGTATCCTCATCCTAAAATTAAAGTGATTGAATTTAAACATATTAAAGCGGCTATTGATGAAAATGCTGACGATGAAGATGCAGTTCCGTTAGAAGAAGCGTATAGATTATTACGACAGGCCGCCAAAGATATGTTTACGATTCAAAAGATTGATCAGCCTAAAGCAAATTATAACGTTAAGTTTCAGGAGTTATCACAAACGGAAGAGTATAAGGATTATAAGCATTTACAGAGTGTTTATATGGCAGATACGGTTACGGTTGAGCATCAAGAAGATGGTATTGATATAAAGGCGAAGGTAATTGCTTATAAATATGATCCAATAAAAAAAGAGTATCTGGATATAACCATTGGTAACTTCAAAGAATCCTTTACGGACGTTTCCGGTAGGGTTGACCTGGTACAAGAAGAGTTATCCAATATGCCAAGCTCTATTTTAGATGCAGCAAAAGCAAATGCTACAAGCCTTATTAATTCGGGATTCGGAGGACATGTCCGCGTTTATCCAGATCGTATTTTAATTATGGATACGAAAGATGAAAAGAGTGCGAAAAAGGTTTGGCAATGGAACTTGAATGGATTAGGGTATTCTTCCACAGGTGTGAATGGCCCATATGGAACTGCCATTACAAGTGACGGAAGAATTGTTGCTGATTTTATTACTGCAGGTACATTAAGCGGGAACGTTGTTCGAGGGGGAGAAATAACAGGTTCAACATTACGAACTTCAGATAGTGTGAACTATGTAAATATTTCAAAGCAATTTATACGCTTGTATGAGTCATCTAAAACAAGGGTGTTTGTAGGGTATTACAAAAATAGTAGAAATGAAATACAGCCTACTCTTATTTTAGGTGGAGATTCAGATTCCACAGGGGCAAATGGCGCTATTATGGTGTACCAATTCTCGGATACGAGTGTTAAGTCTGGGGGAATTGGAATTACTAAAGGACTTGATGGCAATGGATACTTGAATGCAGCATCCTTATACTTTTCACAGACAGGTAACGCAATGCTTGACGCTGATAAAATGATTGTCCTACATGCCGAAAGTGAGATGAGATTTAAGGTTAAAGATCAGTTCCGCTTTTATCGGAATGACAATTGGATTGCAAGTATTGGAGTTGCATCTGGAGGGGATACGGATATTATGCTCCCAAATGCAATAATACGAAATTCGAGTTGGGATAATGGGTATATCCAAGTGAAAACCGCTCTTGGGACATATTATCAAGGAGTAATTGCTTCAGACTTCAAAGTTTCTTCAAAAGAAACCTATAAAACTAATATCCGTCCTGTTGCATTCAGCGCACTGGAAAAGGTAATGGAATGGGAAATTAAACAATACAATTTGAAAACCGACATTCCAAAACTGTATGAGATGCGTATGAATCGTAAGGAAGGAGAGCCAACAATTACTACAGATGCAATTCCTACACATTATGGTTTAGTTATTCCAAAAGAAGCAAAAGAAAATGGTGTAGGTCTATACGGGATGCTTTCACAATTGACGAGCGCATTTCAAGAGCATGTGATAAAAACGGATGCTAGATTGGAAGAATTAGAGCCATTAAAACCATTAAAACCTAAAGGAAACATAAAGCATAGGAAAAGAGTAAAACGTCAGAGAAGACTGCCTAGACACATAAAAAGGAGTAGCTAGAAAGAGGTGTAGTTATGCGAAATGAGGAAATTATGATAGGTTTAGCAGATCCTGTGTTTACAAAAACAATTCGTTCTCGGCAGAATGACAAGAATGGATTAAAGCTTACTGTGTACGTAAGAGAAAAAGGAGAGAAGGTGGATTTAACAGGATATGTGGTTAAATATGAAGCGACAAATCACACAGGAGTATTCATTCGAGATGATGCTCTAATAGGTGATGCAAAGAATGGCGTGTTTTCATATTCGTTTAAATCGCAAGCTGTTTCTACATCGGATGATTGGACAGCTTATTTTGTGCTGGAAAAAAGTACAGAACGCATGAGTACACCAGACATTCGTATTACATTAAGACGTGATGTGAAAGAAGGAAATATTAAAATAGAAAATTATATTTCAGAGTTTGATAAAGCTCTCGAAATGGTTAAAGGGTATCAAAAGCAGATTGATGAAGCGAATAAACGTATAAATGAATTAACAGCAGCAGTTACAGGACAGAAGTATCAGTTGTGGAAAGTAACAGGAGATGATGGACATACCATTCCTTTAGATGCCAAAACTGACCTAAATAGTGTAATAAAAACAGGAGTGTATAGAGGGAATAGCTTAGTGAATGCTCCTGCAGGTGCGAATTGGTGGTATATCCAAGTCTATTCTCATAGTGATGGCGCATATTCTTGTATGCAAGTTGCTTATTCACTTGATAGCTCTAATCTAAAATCATTATATATTCGTAAAAAAGCAAGCAACGTTTGGACCAATTGGGAACGACAAGCAATTTTTTCTGAGGTTATTAGTAATAATGGTGATAACAGCATGATGGGAAGTCTTTATATTGACAGAAATAGTAATGATGCCCCGTTAGTAATTGCAAATAAATTAGGTAAAATGAGATTCCTCCCACATAATAATGATTTTAACTATATCCAAAGCGGGACGTTAGATGATAAGGCAAAAAATTTATTTTTAACGGGGTATAACGGATCTACTATGGATAAGGTCCAAGTAAAGACAAATGAATTTATTGTAGAAGGAATATTAAAGCAAGCAACTGATACAGGATGGATTAATCTTGCTACAACTGGGGTAGAGAATGTTCCTGATAGAATTTTGAAGTACAAGAGAAGTGGGGATCAGATTACTGTAATCGGATCGGTTAGAAATCCGGCAAATACAACAATATTCACAGTCCTTCCGGTTGGGTTTAGACCTGTACAAAATATCGCTTTTCCGGCACTCGCTTATGGTAATGGACCAACAGTTTGTGAAGTTACAGTTAAAAGTGATGGTGGAATTTTCGTAAATGGTGTTCAAAGTGGAAATACAATTCATATTGCAATGAACTTTTTAATTTAGATATTACAGATTAAGCGTGCATAAGCAGGCTTTTTTATTGTGTGCCAGGCATGGCAACTGTCTAGGTGGTGAAAGTCCACTATGGGGGTACACATCGACCAACCATTAAGGAAGCGCAAGGTGCTTACCGTGAGGTGGGGGCTGAAGGAAGCGTGGAATAAAATCTTGGCTCGACGAACAGAAATCTGATACGAAGGCTCTATAAAGGGATAAGACTCCAATTCAAGTTAAAGTCCAAATAGATGTGCGTAACTTTGTAGAGTAAATCAGGCGAGTAAAAGAGGAAAGATAGTTGTCTTACCCTGGGAGATCTTGCGGATGTACTAACAGTACAGTCGAAAATGGTTAGCCGCGAGAAGTCAGCCGAAGCCATAGTAGTGAACTAAGTTCATGAAGGGCTGAACAGTTTATAGTGTTTCAACGCCACGAATGCGTAAGTGACCTACTCTGAATGTGTTAATGGTAGAAAGTATGAGCGTATCTCAAAGGATAACCAAAACAGAGGTATCACTTATTACGTGAGGGGGAAAGGAGAAACGAGTGTGGAACTTTTAGAAACAATATTAAGTAATCAAAATATGAATGAAGCCTACTTACGCGTGTATAAAAACAAAGGTGCAAGTGGAGTTGATGGCGTAACAGTCGACGAACTAAAGCAATATCTGAAGGAGAACAAGGACGAACTACGTCAGCGCATTAGAACAAGAAAATACCAACCACAAGCTGCCTTAAGAGTGGAAATCCCAAAAGAGAATGGCAAGATGCGCAAGCTGGGAATACCAACAGTAGTGGATAGAGTCGTTCAACAAGCCATTCATCAAATACTTAGCCCGATATTTGAAAAGCAGTTCAGTGAATTCAGTTATGGCTTTAGACCAAAAAGAAGTTGTGAAATGGCAATTGTTAAAAGTTTGGAGTTTCTAAATGCTGGATATGAGTGGATAGTGGATATTGATTTGGAAAGATTCTTTGATACAGTTCACCACGATAAATTGATGCGAATTATATCTAACACAATAAGCGACGGAGATGTAATTTCTCTCATAAGAAAGTACTTAGTCAGTGGGGTTATGGTGAATGGAAAATATGAAGAAACATCAGTCGGAACTCCGCAAGGAGGTAATCTCAGCCCTCTTTTAAGCAATATTATGCTGAATGAACTGGATAAGGAACTTGAAAGTAGAGAACTCCAATTTGTGAGATATGCCGACGACGCTCTTATCTTTGTGAAAAGCGAGAAAGCGGCGAGCAGAGTGATGAAATCAATCGTGAGATTTATAGAAAAGAATCTAGGTTTGATAGTCAATACGGAAAAGAGTAAAATCTCTCGGCCAGAAGATTTAAAATTTTTAGGCTTTGGATATTATTACAACTCTAAGGATGAGAGATATCAAACGAAACCACACCCAATCTCAGTACAGAAACTTCAAAGAAAGCTTCGACAACTGACAAAACGAAACTGGAGCGTTCCGCTAGACTATCGAATATTGAAACTAAAACAAGTTATATTTGGATGGGTAAATTACTTCAGGATTACAAATATGAAAGGCGTTATGAAGCAAGTAGATAAGAAGCTTCGCTCCAGAATTAGAGTGATTATTTGGAAGCAATGAAAAATACCGAAGAAGCAAATCAAATCGCTTGTTCAATTAGGGATTCCGGAGGAAGAAGCGAAGGGATTAACCTACTGTCGAAAGGGCTACCGATATATAGGATTATCGAAAGTCGTTCAAAGGGCTATGTCAAATCAAAGACTAAAGAAGAGGGGCGTTCCTTCTTCTCTAGAACGCTATCTAAAAGTTCGCACTGCAATATAAACTGAACCGCCGTATACGGAACCGTATGTACGGTGGTGTGAGAGGGGCGAGAATAAATTAATTTATTTTCCCTCTACTCGATTGCTAAAAAGGGGATGAGAACAGTGGAGGAACAGATTTTCAATTCAATGATTCAACAAGGAGCATTCGCAGCGTTATTTGTGTGGATGCTTTTTACTACTCAAAAAAAGAATGAACAGCGTGAAGAACAGTATCAAAAAGTAATCGAAAAAAACCAGGCAGTCATTGAAGAGCAGGCAAAAGCATTTGGTTCACTTTCAAAAGATGTATCAGATATTAAACAAAAAATTATGGGGAATGGTGATGACAAATGAAAATATCTATTAAAATCTTAGTATCAATTTCTATGGCTGCCATGATTACATTAACGTCTGTAGGAAGTGCTTTTGCTGATAGAACGCTTATTATTCCTGATTTACCTAAACAACCATATCGTTATGGCGTAGGTGCTTATGAGGGCGTTATTGCTCATGCTACAGCAACTCCAGAAGCTCCAGCTATTAATATTCAAAAATATGAGTCTCGTACATGGCGTTCAGCATTTGTTCACTATGCAGTCGATTGGGATGAAGTTATTCAAATTGCTGATACAAAATATATTGCATATGGTGCTGGACCAAGTGCCAATAAACGTTTTGTACACGTTGAATTATGCGAAACGAAAGATTACGAGAAATTTAAACGTAGCTATGAAAAATACGTTAAGTTACTAGCAAAAATTTTACGTGATAGAGGTTTAACTGTAGAAAAAGGATTATGGACTCACTACGATGTTACAAAATATTTAGGTGGAACTGACCACGAAGATCCACTTGATTATTTACGTAGTCATGGTGTTTCAGAAGCGCAATTCAGAGCAGATGTACAACGTGCATACAATAATTCTAACGCTGAAGTTTCTGTTCCAGAGAAGCCGTTTAAACCAGTTGAAGTTCCAACAGCCGTAACAGACGGCATTGCTTATATTGAAGGTTACAGCGTTAACTTACGTAAAGGACCAGATACAAGTTATTCTAAAGTCCGCCAGTTAAATAAACCAGAAGCTTATATTGTATGGGGAGAAAAAGATGGTTGGTTAAACCTTGGTGGCGATCAGTGGATTTATAATGATTCATCATACATTCGTTATACTGGAGAAAGCACACCGACAAGTTCGCAATCAGTCAATAATGGAATAGGAATAGTTACTATTACAGCAGATGTATTGCGTGTTCGTAGAGGTCCAGGAACTAATTATGGCATTGTAAAAAATGTGTATCAAGGAGAACAGTATCAGTCGTGGGGATATAGCGATGGTTGGTATAATGTCGGCGACGACCAATGGGTTTCAAGTGAATATGTGAAGTTTGAAAGATAAAACATATTATGTAACAGCAAATGTGAAGCCTATGTATATGCTAAATAAATGGAAAGAAGGTCTACTCATGGATAGGGAGGACCTTCTTTTCGAACTATGTTTACTTTTTCTCCTTGTAATTAAACAAATAAGCTGCTTTATATTCTATTAAAGTGGTATCTACAATTATCAGCTTCTTGAAATACTTTATATAAATCTGGAACTGCCCATGCTGCAAGTCCTATAGTAGCTGCTGCTCCAGAAACTACTGTCCAAGGAGTTGGAGTCGATAATAAAGCTATACAAGCTATAGCTACATCTCCTGAAACTTTAGAAAGAAAAGCAATTTCATTAGTAATCAAATTATTTACTGAATTTCTAAAACCATTTAAATCAGCCTTATTATCACTATTTTCAACAGGATTTTTAGCATTTTCTCCAGGAATTCGAAGTAACCACACGTTTTTATTGTAATAAGTATATTCAAACTTACCATCTAAAGAAGAAGCGTGATCTAAAACTTCAATGTCCCAACTTTCACGTTTTTTTCTAGTATTTAAAAGGGAATTAGCATTTTGTAAATTAACAGTTTTAGTAGATATAGTATTATCAGCTAAATTTTTAGTTACGATATGTAATGTTTTATTTTGTTTATCATATGTAGAAGTAGAAACCATACGATTATCACTTGCTTCTACTATTTTTTCATTCGTGTCATCCTTTAAAACTTTTAAGTTAGGTTGCTGAGTTTGAATGAGTTGGGTAGGCATGTTAGAAGATATAGAATTATTTTCTTCTGCCAATGATAATGTTGGAAGTGAAGTTGTTAATAAGCCTAAAGCCATAGCTGAAATAGCTATTTTTTTGTTTGTTGTATTCATTTTAAATTCCCCTTATTTAATTGTTATTTTTTTTCTATGTCGCCATATATAGGTAACTGACAATTGAGATTTTATCATAGAAATCTTAGAAGAAAACTTCATAAAAAGTCCTTTGATAAATGACTTTTTATGGTATATTTTATTTGCAAGAATGTGGTATTTTAAATTTTAGCTTTGAATACATGTTGGGATATCAATCAACCTATACCAGTGATTTTTAAAGCATACATAAGATATTTTTATAGTAATTAACTTTTTAGGGGTGAGTATATGAATAAAATATTTGGTATAATGGCATTAATTTGTTTGCTTACAGCAATATGTTCTTTTCAATTATATGTATCAGGAATTGACCTCAAATTTAATTCACATATTTTATTAGGAATTATGGGTTTAACATTATGTTGTACTGCGATATTCGCAATATTTAACAGAGAAAAATTCTTAAAAAAAACACTCATTACAAGTTCAATATTCCTTATAATTCTTATTTGTTATTATGTTGGGTTACATGCAAAATAA